TTTCGTGGAAAACCACGGGGTCGGGCTTGATTGGTATGTCAATTGGCTCAAAGAAAATAGATATGAGCGTTTCGACCAGTACCTTCCACATGACGTTGAAGTCCGTGAGATGGGGACAGGAAAGAGTCGCAAGGAAGTCCTCCAAGAAGCAGGACTAGAGATTACCGTAGCTCCTAGACTATCTGTTGCTGATGGAATACAGGCAGTGCGTAGGTTGCTACCACGTTGTTGGTTTGACAAGGATAAGACTAAGCAGGGTGTTAATGCTTTACGTAACTATCGCAGGGAATACAACGAGAAGCAGAACGTCTATTACGAGAAACCGCTACATGACTGGGCATCTCACGCTTCAGATAGTTTTAGGTATTTAGCGATAACACTTGACGAATCGGACGATTCATGGTCATCAAATATCCCAATTAATACTAAATGGGTTGTATAATAAGCAAAATATCCGCATAGGGTTTAGCTATGGATTCAGGACAAGTAAAAGGTATTTTAGAGAACGAGATTGATAACTCAATCGGCTTTATCGACTCTGAAACTACTGACGAACGCACTAGAGCATTACAGTATTACTTACGTGAACCTTACGGTAACGAGGTTGAAGGTCGTAGCCAGATCGTTACAGGGGAAGTAGCTGAAGCTATTGATGGCGCATTGCCACAGCTTCTACGTGTCTTTACGACAACAGAGGACATCGTTTACTTTGAACCTAAGTCACCTAATGACGAGGAAACAGCAAAGCAAGCTACTGAATACTGTAACTGGGTGTTCTATCGTGAGAATGATGGTCTGCTAATCCTGCATAACTGGTTTAAGGATGCGCTCCTGCAAAAGACAGGCGTGGTTAAGTCTTACTGGGATTCGCAAGAAGATGTAGTCAAAGAAAAGTACAAGAACCTAACAGAGGAAGAACTTGCCTTATTGCTATCTGACGAGACGATGGAAGTTGTGCGTCAAAAGGTAGAGATGGTTGAGGCTGGAGTTGACGAGATGGGTATGCCGATTATGGCTCCGTCTTATTCTGTTACGGTGAAGAAGGTTAAGAAGTCTGGTCAGGTAAAGATTGAGAACGTGCCGCCAGAGGAGTTCCTGATCTCTAAGTCAGCTAAGACTATTGATGATTCTCCGTTCGTAGCTCACAGACGTTTAATGCCTCGTAGTGACTTAATCGCTATGGGTTACAGCAAAGACTTAGTTGACAGTCTGCCAACGTATGACGATCTAACCTATAGTCCTGAGCGTATCGCACGATTTAACCAAGACGAGCAGCCAGATTCATCTCCTAGCCTAGACTTCTCGATGCAGGTGCTTGAGGTGTACGAGTGCTATATACGTATTGATGAGGACGAGGACGGTATTGCTGAGTTACGCAGGATTGTTTACTGTGGCTCTGAGATTCTGGATGACGAGGAAACAGACGTTATCCCGTTCCATTCGATCTGTCCTATCCCAATCCCGCATAAGTTCTTTGGTCAGTCATTAGCTGATAGAACGATGGACATTCAGTTAATAAAGTCAACGTTGATGCGTCAGACTTTGGATAACTTGTATCTAACGAACAATGCTCGTGTTGGCGTGGTCGATGGTCAGGTTAACCTTGACGATATGCTTAACGCTACTCCTGGTGGCATTATCCGAGTTAAGAATCCTAATGCTCTGATACCGTTACAAGTACCTAGCGTAACTGGTCAAGCGTTTCCAATGTTTGAGTATCTGGACGGTGTAGCAGCAAAGCGTACAGGCGTTACAGACGCATCAGCAGGTTTGGATCCAGACGTATTGTCTAACGTCACAGCTACTGCTGTAGCGGCTATGATGAAGTCTAATAGCGGTAAGTTGGAGTTGATCGCTCGTGTGTTTGCTGATACTGGCGTTAAGTCGTTGTTCAGAGGTATCTTGCATTTATTGGGCAAGTATCAGGACAAGGCAAAGCTAGTCCGTATGCGTGGCAAGTACGTACAGTACGATCCTAGAACTTGGGCGAACGAATACGACATTAGCATTAACGTAGGTTTAGGCTCTGGTGACAGAGATCAGAAGTTAGCTATGTTGCAAATGATTCTGGCTAAACAAGAGCAGATATTGCAGCAGTTTGGCCCATCTAATCCGCTAGTATCTGTAGGACAGTATCGCACCACCTTAGCAAAGTTTATCGAGTCAGCAGGGTTTAAAGATGCAAACGCATTTCTTAACGAGATTACTCCTGAACAAGATGCTGCTCTTGCACAGCCTCAGCCTCCATCTCCCGATGCACAGGCACAGGTTGCTCAGATGCTTGCGGACGTTGAACGAGAGAAGATCGCTGCGAAGGCGCAGATTGACTCTGAGAAGCTAAAGTTAAAGCAGCAGGAACTTGAAGCTCAATATACCCAAAAGGGTTTAGAGATGGCTATGAAGAACCAACAGCAACAGTCTGACATTAAGATTAAAGAAGCTCAGTTAGCTGTTCAGCAGTTACAGGCTATCTTAACGATGGATATGGCAGACGAGCAAATGCGTCAGAAACAGGCTGAGATTGTCCTGAAAGCGATTAAAGAATTAGGCGGTTTAGTCCAATGAGTAAAGCAGATTGGGCAGCTCGGATACTTCAAGATGAGCGATTCATTGAGGTAATGAACGAGCTAAAAGAATTAGAGATACAGAAGTTTAGAAGTACAGATTACAGCGACATGGAACTACGTGAACAAGCGTATCTACGCCTCCGAGTTCTAGAGGATATAGAAGGTTATATTCAAGGGCTTACTAACCAAAAGCTCATTGACGCAAAAAGATGGAAGATTTTGTAGTCCGTATAGGGCGGTTCCCTATATAATTATGGAAATGAAAACATGAGCGATACTGAAAGCACCAATCCAGAGGGAAGTGCGCAGTTAGATGTAAATGGTGCAGCAAACGCTATTTTGGGATTGATGGGTACTGATGACGGCTCCGAACAGGAACAACCAGAACAGCACGCAGAATCCAACGATAGCGATGCCGAATCAGATGAATACGAGGAATCGGACGAATCTGAGGTAGAACAAGAAGAAGCTGATGAGTCAGAGGAACCCCAAAAATTCCGAGTGAAAGCTGCGGGAGAAGAACGTGAGGTAACCCTAGATGAACTCATTAAGTCGTATCAACTTGGCACTGATTATACAAAGAAATCGCAAGCTGTAGCGGAAGAACGTAAGGCGGTTGAGGCCGAACGCCAAGCAGTTCAAGAAGCGAAGCAACTCCGTGATACTTATGCGGAGAGGTTGCAGTATATCGAGCAAGCCTTGATGCAGCCTCAAGAAACAGAGAATCTGGAATACCTGAAAGAGACTGATCCTATTGGATACGCTGTTAAGGTTGCAGAGATGTCTCAGAGGGAGAAGCAGTTAGCGCAGGTTCGTGCTGAGAGAGCGCATATAGCTCAACAGCAGGAACACGACAGACAGCAGCAACTACGTGCAACGGTCGCACAGGAAGCTGAGAAGTTAGTCGGTGCGTTACCTGAATATGCTGATCCTGTTAAAGGTGAAGTAATCCGTAAAGAGATACGCAGCTACGGTAAACAGGCTGGATTCTCGGATGATGAACTAGCGAATGTATTTGATTCACGTGCTGTATTAACGCTTTATAAAGCTATGCAGTACGATAAATTGAAAGCATCGCAACCAGCTATTGCTAAGAAGGTAAATGATGCGCCTAAGACAATGAAGTCAGGTGTATCGCAACCAAGAGATAGCGGAGCTGAGGACTTTAAAAAACTGAAGGCTAGAGCTAGACAGTCTGGAAAGATTGGCGATGCAGCAGCCGCTTTTGAACGATTCTTATAAGGAAGTATTATGCCTACATATCAAACATTTACCGCTATCGGTATGCGTGAAGATTTATCTGACGTTATCTATAACATCAGCCCAACTGAAACACCAATTATGTCCTCTATCGGCAAGACTAGCGCAACTGCTGTTTACCATGAATGGCAGACGGATTCGCTCGCCGCAAGTACGACAGCGAATGCGGCCGTTGAGGGGGCAGACGCTACAAGCGCAACTTTAGCTCCAACTACTCGTGTAGGTAACTACACCCAGATCGTACAAAAGACTGTACAAGTTTCTGGTACTTTGGACAAAGTAAACAAGGCAGGGCGCAAGTCAGAAAAAGCTTATCAACTTGCAAAGGCTTCGGCTGAGCTAAAGAGAGACCTAGAGACAATCATCACTGCTAATCAGGGTCGTAGCGCAGGTACATCAACCGTAGCCCGCACAATGGGTTCGTTGTTGTCATGGATCAAGACCAACAGCTCACAAGGCAGTGGCGGTTCTGCTCCAGCAACTTCAGGTGTTTCTACTCGTACCGATGGTACACAGCGTACTGCTACTGAAGCATTGTTGAAAACTGTTATCGCTTCGATCTTCGATCAAGGCGGTTCACCTAAGGCTGTATTCGTTGGTTCTGCTGGCAAACAAAAGATGTCAACCTTTGCAGGTATCGCTGTAAATCGTTATCAGATCACCAAGCCTGAGGCTGGCGTTATCATCGGTGCTGCTGACATTTATCAG